ATCGACAATAAGGAGATGTACCGAGATGACTGTGTTAGAGAAGGGAATAGAGATACCAGTGAAGCAGAAGGTAGGGAAGTATCCCTATGCTTTGATGCAACCAGGAGATAGTTTCCTAGTACCAGATGGAAACCTATCTAAGGTATGTAATGCGAGTTATAGAGAATGGAAGAAGACTGGGAAGAAGTTTACAGCGAGGGTTGTAGAAGGTGGAGTAAGGGTGTGGAGGGTTGAGTGAAGCATGAAGATGCTGTGCGATGGATTAAGAGGTATGAGGAGGCAGATAAGACCTATCCTTACCTTGCATGGCGTTGGTATCGAGATGAGGGTAAGCGTCGTTCATTGACGGCTGATGAAGAGCGGACGGTTTTGTGGTTAAAGGAAAATTATGGAATTGAAGCCCGATTGCAGAAACTGCCACTACAGCCAAGAGATTGGTGTAAAAGAAACGTTTGAAGGTAAGGATGTTGTCCTCATTTGCATGAGGGATGGCTTACTTGCTGAGAAGGTCTGCACTTACTATGAATATGAACCAGGCATTGAATGAACTTTGATCTCAATCATTTCTACAAGTTCTGCAAGGAACTCAAGGTTGAAACCAAAGAGCTAGGGATTCAGCGCTTAGGCAATCGTTTACTTGGAAGCCAGACCTATGTGATGCAAGAGATTGCCAAGGGGTTGAATGATGACATTCATTTCTTTGTCATTCTCAAAGGTCGTCAGCTTGGGATTACGACTATATCGCTTGCTTTAGACCTTTACTGGCACTTTAAGCACCCTGGGTTTCAGGGAACGCTTACAACCGATACGGAAGAAAACAGAGACCAATTCAGAACCACGCTTGCCATGTACATGGATGGTTTGCCACCGGAATACAAGATTCCACTGGTGACGCATAACAGAAATCAGATGGTCTTAAAGAATCGATCAAGGCTTTTCTACCAGGTGGCGGGATTAAGGGCTAAGGGTTCGTTAGGGCGAGGCAAAGGCATTACCTATTTGCATGGCACAGAGACTTCTTCTTGGGGTGATGAAGAAGGTTTGGCATCACTGCTAGCGTCGTTGGCTGAAAAGAACCCCAATCGCCTTTACTTGTTTGAATCAACGGCTCGTGGCTTCAACATGTGGCATGACATGTGGACAGTGGCTAAACGGGCAAGAACCCAAAGAGCGATCTTCTGTGGTTGGTGGCGCAATGAACTTTATTCCTTGGAAGCAGACACCAAGGAGTACAAGGTGTACTGGGATGGAAAGCTCAACCCAGAAGAAAAAGAGTGGACGAAAGACATTAAGAAACTCTATGGCATTGAGATCAATTCACGCCAGATGGCTTGGTGGCGCTGGAAGATGTTTGAAGGCTTAAAAGATGAAGCCTTGATGTATCAAGAGTTTCCGCCGACTGAAGACTATGCCTTTGTGATGACAGGCACATCGTTCTTCTCACACTCTCGCTGTACGGATGCTGCTCGTGCTGCCAAGGAATCATTACCTGACTTCTATCGATTCACCCTTGGTCAATTCTTTGAAGACACAACGCTTATCAAGTCCACAGAAAAACTAGCGAGCTTAAAGATTTGGGAAGAACCGATTGACAATGCCTTCTATGTCATTGGTGCTGACCCTGCTTATGGGTCTTCAGACTGGGCTGATCGCTTCTGTATCCAAGTCTATCGAGCCTATGCTGATGGCTTAGAGCAAGTGGCTGAGTTTGCAACCAATGAACTCAACACGTATCAATTTGCTTGGGTGATTTGCTATCTGGCTGGTGCTTATCGCAACTCCACACTCAACCTAGAAGTCAATGGGCCAGGTCAGGCTGTCATCAATGAGATGCGTAACCTTAAACGCCAAGCACAGACCTATGATGCTCAAAAGGCTAGAGGCTTAATGGATGTTTTAGGTCACATGTCGCACTATCTCTGGCGGCGTAATGACTCGTTAGGTGGGCTATCCAACTCTATTGGTTACCTCACCACACACTCATCCAAAGAACGGATGATGAATTACTTCAAGGACTACTTTGAACGCGGGATGTTGACTGTACGTTCGATGGAATTGCTTGAAGAAATGAAGTCTGTGATTCGAGATATGGGTGGTATTGCTGCACATGGCAGAAACAAAGATGATCGAGTGATTGCCACAGCCTTGGCGACGGTTGCTTTTGCTGAGCAAGTGATGCCACGTTTGATGGCCTTGCGAGTCACAAAGGCAAAACGTGCTGAGCAAGAGGTGGTGCGTGATGAGCCTGTGATGCAAAAGTCAATCAATAACTACCTAAAAGCTATTGGCGTGTAATGCGAACCAAGGCGCAGTTATTGGAAGAAATGCCTAAGTTTCTTGCAGACAAGAACCGAGGTATATCGGTTGCCATGTTTGCAGAACTTTGCGGTACGCATCCATCGCATCTCATGGATGTCTTTGTAAGAAAGTCAGAACCGTTGACAGAGCGTTTGCAGCGTCGTGTCAATAAAGCCTATGGGCAGGTTCTAGCAGGCGAGATACGCATCATGCAGCGTGGATTGAGGCGCTACATGGAGTATCGGGAGGAGCCTAAGCCTTCTATGGTGAGGCGCTCTTTGATTGCTTGGGATGGGGCAGGTTTTAAGTTAGACATTGGCGTGCGCCCCAGGGCTGAAGATTACCGCCGCCAAGACTTGCAAACCCAAATGAAAGGAAAGCGATGAGCGTTGTTCATGACTACAAGTGCCCTGTGCATGGTTTCTTTGAGTCAAGAGAAGGAGTCTGTCCTGCTGGCTGCACGGATGTGCAAATGGTGTTTCTGCAACCCGTTGGCTTAAAGTCTGATAGCACCAAACAAGCTGATACCACGATGAGAGAGCTTGCTAAGGATTACGGCATGAGTGACATCAAGTCTGTGCGCGAAGGTGAAGCACAACCTCATGCCCTTTTGAATGCTCAACAAAAACAAATGGCGCAAAACCCGTTTGCCGTGCAATGGGGCAGTCCTACGAATGTAGGCAACTACAATTTGAACCCAATTAAGGATGAAACGGTTGGGGGGTTGACAGCGGTTCGCAACTCTGGAGTAAGATTGGCAAGCCCGAAACCAGGCGTGGTAACGCACGACCATGAAAACTTGAAGATTCAATCATGAAAATACCGACAGAACTTGGCGATCGAGAGGCGTTTTACAACGACCTTGTAAACAAGTGTTCTGTCAGCATTGAAGATCGAGGTGGTGAGTACGACTCTTTGCGTTCTTACTACTTGTTTGGGGCGGGTATTGATGCGCCACCTGCCTACTACAACAAGATTTATCCTCACATTGATCAACTCTCATCGTTTCTCTACTCAGCAGAAACCACACGTTTTTCACTAACGCTGGGTGCTTCCATCTCGCCAAGCTACCAGGCGATGATTCCTGCGCTCACGGGCGGTCTTAACGATGAATGGCTGAACTCCAACGCTGATCAAGTGTTTGCACAAGCCCTTAACTGGGCGCTTTGCTACAACTCAACCTTTATCAAGCTCATCCCTAAGAAGGGTATGCACCCTTACATGGTTGATCCACGCTTAATGGGTGTGTTGCGTGAAGATACGCCTTATACCGACAGGCAAGAAGCACTCGTTCAGATTTACTACATCACAGCGTCTGAGCTATACGCCAGACTGTATGCGCATCCCAATAAAGATCAAATCTTTAAGCGCATACAGATTGGTCAGTCTGAACAATCCAAGGTGCCTGATGGCATCCAACGCCTGATTCTGTCAGCAACTGACCCCACGATGTACGGTAATGTGAACCTGAACATCGCTGGGATGCAGACCTATAAGCCTCGTGTGATGGAAGAAACCATCAAGATGACGGAATTGTGGGTCTGGAATGACGATACCGATGACTATCAGTGCGTCACCATTGCCGATCCCAATGTTGTGATCTACGACAGACCTGGTGCAAGCATGTTTTTGAAGGGTGAGTTGCCCTTTGTGCAGATTTGCCCCACCCCGCAATACGATTACTACTGGGGAATCTCAGAGGTTGGTCGCTTAGTCTTCCTGCAAGACATGCGCAATAAGCGTATGGCAGAGATTCTTGACCTGTTATCCAAGCAAGTAGCTCCGCCTACAGCCTTAATTGGCTTTACAGGGCTGCTTGATGAGAAGAATTTTGCACTGAACCGTGCTGCTGGCCTGCTTACAACGGATATGCCTAATGCCAAAGTTGAGCAAATGGCACCGTCTATTCCCAATGATCTGTTCCGAGAGATCGATCAGATCGACAAAATGTTTGAAGAAGCCTCTGGCATTGTCAATGTGTTGCAAGGAAGGGGCGAATCTGGGGTTAGAAGTGCTGGTCATGCCTCACAATTAGCGCGTTTAGGGTCTTCCAGGGCTAAAAAACGAGCGTTAATCGTTGAAGATGCGCTTGAAAAGATGGCAACACTCTATTTGAAGTGCATGAGAGTGTATTCAGACCGTACTTACACCGATTTGAACGACCAAAAGTTCATTGCTGACCAATTTACCGATGATTTTGTCGTCAAAGTCGATGCACACAGCAATTCGCCCATCTTTACTGAAGATTTACGTGCTTTAGCCTTTGCGTTGGCTGATCGGGGTGCCATTACCAAGGAAAGACTCATTGACATCCTTGAGCCACCCATGAAACAGCAGTTGAAAGAGGATTTGAAGAAGATGCAAGCGGCGCAACAGGCTGCACAGATGATGCAAGCCCAACAAACGCCACCTGATGCTGCACAACCGGAGGCTTTATGAACGACAACGCTGAATCATCAAGCAATCAACAGAATTCCTACCGTTCACAAGGTGATCAACCCCGTGTAACGGAGACTGATTTGCGTCAAATGACGAAAACACCGCGCTTGCAGTACCAACGCGCACCCATGAACCGTACGGCATACCGTAGTGAAGGAAGGAGATATTGATGTTTCAGCGAAAAATGTTGCGTCGTAGCCGTCCGTCACGCCGTTAAACTTGACAGACGGTAAGTAAACGCTTACAAACCGTCCGAAAGGAACCAATATGGCTGTTTCAACGGAAGAAATCCTCAAACTTATTCGCGGCAATGGTAAATCTAAGGTCGAGGTTGAGGTCGAGGGTAAAGAAGACGAAGATATGGAAGATGAAGAGAAGCCTGCGCTGTCTGGTGCAGAGTCTCCTCCGATGGCTTCTCCCATGTCTACCCCTGAACCCAAGAAGGGTGAAGAGATGCAGGGCCGCATCGATGTACAGCTTGGCCTTGGCATGTTGATGGGTGCTTTGCAGAAGTTTCCCGATGATTCAAAAGAAGCCAAAGCATTGACCGATGTCATCCGCAGTTTGGGTTCAGCGTTTGGCGAGATGGATGCCAAAGCAAAAGAACTTGCACCGGCTGACATCATGCAAATGATCCAGACACTGCCGCAAGCTGGTGGCGCATCGGCTGAGATGCGTTCGATGGCTGCGTCACCTGTTCCTGGTACTGAAAAACCCCCACTCCCTATTTAGGAGCCTATGATGGAATTGTTTAAGCCTCGCGCTGGCACGATCCGCAAACCTCTGGATAACCAGCAGCAAAATGGTCAGGTCTACAACCCACCCCGCTATGACATGTTTGGCGGCTTAAGTGGTGCTAACAAAGTTTCGCGTAACAAGATGTCGCTCAGCAAGCCTGGTGACACCAAGCGCGTTTACTAATTTTTTTGAAGGGCTGAACGATGTCTCTCGAATCATTAAACTCCGATGCAAGAGATGAGCTGGCTGCGCTTGCAAAAGCGTTGGCTGAAAATCCGAAAACTCGCAAAGAGTTCTTGAAGCTCACTAAAACTGCACATCCCGATTTGCCTGTTCCTGAGATTGAGATCGAAGAACAGACAAACCGTGCTATCTCAGTGCAAGAATCAAAGATTGCTGCTTTGGAAGCAAAGCTCCGTGAGAAAGAAGCGAAGGAAGAATTAGCCCGTCGCCGCAACACGCTCAAGGAGAAAGGCTTGGCGGAGAATGATGACGACATCAAGATGATCGAGAAAATCATGGTTGAGAAAGGCATCAACAACCATGAGACTGCGGCTCAGTACATCATGCAAGAGAAGCAGCTCGACCGTCCAACGCCGGTCTTTAATGGTTCGCCTGTCATTAACAAACTAGGCATACAAAACTTTTTGAAGAATCCGGTGGCGGCTGCGCGAGAGCAGGCTGCACAAGCGTTCAATGAGTTGCGCGGCAATAGCCGACAACGACCCATTGGTTTAGGTTAAAGGGCTGTTTCTTAGGAGCACAACATGGCTATCGGTGGTGGTATTCTCCCAGCATCGGGCACCAGTCAGTTTAATGAACTTACCTATGTAACCCGTAGGGCGTTCATTCCCAAACTGGTTGTCCAGCTTTACAACTCAACGCCCCTGCTTGCTGCACTGCTGGCGAACTCTCAGACCGCTTCAGGCGGTGTGTCGTCCGTCACCGTGCCAGTTCAGGGTTCTCAATTTGTTAACGCCCAGTGGTCGGACTACTCTGGTTCGTTTGCTCAACCTGCTGTTCAGCAGGGTGCGTATAACGCCGAGTGGAACTTAAAGCTGATGATCGCCCCTGTACCGTTCCTCGGTATGGAAGGTGCTGTTCAGCAAGACTACGCAGTGATCCCCTTGATCGAGGCTCGCATGAACGATGCGACCAACGTCATGATGGACGCTATGGCAACTTCGCTTTACACCAACACGACCAACACGCAACAGTTCACAGGCTTGCCTGCTGCTGTGGATGATGGTACGGGTACTGCGACGTACGGCAACATCAACCGTTCGACCTACACCTGGTGGAAGTCTAAGCAATACGCTGCTGGCTCGGTTAACCCGACTCGTCAGAACTTGCTTCAGTACATTTCCGGTACGGTTAAGAACTCGGCTGAAGTGCCGACGTTTGGCGTATGCGGCTTTGGCACATGGACGCTGTTGCAACAGGACTTTGTAGGCCAAGAAACCTACATGATCACACCTGGAAGCGGCTTTGCTAACAGTCAAGACGGCGGAACATCAGGTTTCCGTGCGCTCATGGTTGCTGGTGTGCCGATTTATCCTGATCCGTACTGCCCAGAAGGTACTTTGTACTTGCTGAACACCAACTATCTGAGCATGTACATCCATGAACAGGCTGAGTTTGCGTTCACTGGTTTTGAGTCCACGCTACCTAATTGGCAAATTGGTTATGTTGGCGCTGTGTTGACCATTGCAGAAATGGTTTGCACGAAGCCAAAGGCTATGACCAAGGTAACGGGTTACAACTCGTTGACCCTTTAAGGAGCAAAAAATGGCACTTGCACTTAATAAAATTATTGTCAGCGGTATTGGTGCTGACTCACCTGCATCGTATTTTGATGCTGGAAGCCAAACGGTTGCGGCTGGCAGTGATGTAGTGATCCCAGCGGGTCTTTACATCATGTTCCCTGTTGCAAACCTGTCGGTGAAAGCCTCGCTTGACGGTTCGACATTCTCTGAAATCATGGCTGCATCAACAACCACGGGTGGTGTTGTGATTTCAGACGGTGTGAACGTCAAGTGGAGTTCTGCTTCTGGCACCGTGACTGCGCAGTACCTCACAGTCAATGGTGGTCAGGCAGCAACTGGCACTTACAACACTTAATTGGAGTAAAGCATGGATGCCAACAAAGTAGGTAGTCTGCTACCTCAGCAGTTCGGAGGTATCCTGCTTGGGACATTGGTCGGCGCGAACATGAATTCGACCGCCGATCAAAAGATCACGATCTTTAGCAATCCGGCCAAGTACATTGTGCGTCGGATTGTTGTGACAAACGCTTCAATTTCATTATCCACGGCTGCTGGCGGCATTTACACTGCTGCTAGCAAAGGTGGTTCTGCGGTTGTTGCGGCTTCCCAGGCTTACTCCACACTTACAAGTTCTGCGTTGTTTCTTGATTTGACGCTCAATACGTCGTCTAGTATCAATATTACGGTGAAGTCGTCTGTACCAAACCTTTATTTGTCGCTTACGACAGCGCAAGGTGCGGCTGCAACGGCTGATGTGTACGTTTACGGCGATATACTGCAAGCGTGATTTACGTTACTAATAAGGGCGCTCATGCACTGATCGATCATTTTGATGGTCAGCCGTATGAGTTCCCGCCTGATACGTGCATCGGGATACCTGAAGAGGTTGCAAAACACATCTTTGGGTATGGCGATGACGACAAGATTCCTTATTTGGCTCGACAAGGCTGGATGAAAATGAATACGGACTATGATGCTGCAATGAAGCGTCTTGGCGAGTTTGCATTTAGCCGCGAGCCAATGAAAACCAGCCACTTGTCAGCCCTGGTGGTGGAGCGAGTAGCCCCTCCTCATCCGAAAGGAAAGGCGGGGCAAAAGTCCATTTCCTTGGCATCTAACCAATGAGGTTTGAATGGCAACTTACTCTGGGTACATCACAGAAGTTAGAAGACTTCTGCACGATGCGAGTGGCAATTTTTGGACAGATACCGAGTTAGCAGACTACATTAACGCTGCGCGTGAGCGCGTCGTTCGTGATACAGGTTGCCTTCGTACCCTTCAGTCATCGATAGCAACCAATGCTGTCGAGACACTTCATTATTCGGCATTACCAGAAGCAACTCGTACGATTGATGTCTTGAACATCAATTTGTACTGGGGTAACACCCGTATTCCATTGCGTTACATGGCATGGTCTGACTTTAACGCCCAGTTGCGTTTTTGGCAGAACTATACGGGTAGACCTGTTGCATTCAGTCTTTACGGCCAGTCAACCATTTTTTTTGGCCCGATACCCGATCAGAACTATGTGATTGAGGTTGATACGGTGGTATTGCCACTGCCTTTGACTTCAAATTCATCGGTTGAAACCATTCTTGACCCTTACACCACGCCTGTTGCTTACTACGCAGCGCATACCGCTAAGTACAAAGAACAAAGCTACGGTGAGGCTGAGATATTTAAGGCGCAATACGATCAGAAAGTCCGAGCAGCACTGACTTCGACGATGACGCGCAGACTTCCGACACCCTATAGCACACCCTACTGATCATGGCCGCGACTGAACAGAAAAAGTCGTATCAGGTTGTCAAAGACTTTAAGGGTATCAATACCAAGGCTAACCGCACTTCGATTCAAGAGACTGAGTTTGCATGGCTAGAGAACGTCATGCCCATTGGTTTTGGCAACTTGAAGGTGGTTGGCAAGCAAACAGCAGTTGGCGCAATCACATGGAGTGGCACGGTCTACTACATGGCGCAAGGCAACATTGGTGGTTCAGAGTATCTCTTTGCTTTCTTCACGAATGGAGGCGCTGAGTATGTCAATCTCTCGACAAATGTTAAATCAACGCTTGCTGCATCCGCGACATTCAGTGGATCAACGACTCAGATCACCCAATGGAAAAATGAGCGAATCCTTATCATTGACTCAACTTATGGATACGCTACATTCGACGGGACGAATCTCGTTCGGGTCGGTTCGGTCGCAACCATCACCATCACCGCAGCAGGTTCAGGCTATGCCACGCCGCCCAGCGTCTTAATTGGCCCACCCAATGAAACTGGCGGTGTACAGGCAACTGCTACTGCAACGGTTGGTAGCTCAGCAGTTACGTCAATTAGCATCACCGAGTACGGTACGGGTTATACCGCTGCTCCCAGCGTTTATATCGGCTCACAAGGATCGATTGCTTGGCCTAGTACAACCGCTGTTACGCTAGGTCAATTGCTATCGTCTGGTGGCAATTACTACATGGTAACTGTCGCTGGAACGACAAGCTCTACAGCACCAACGCATACGTCTGGTTCGCAAACCAATGGAACGGCAACACTACTGTATGTGACGGTCAACAATGGTTCTGGTTCTGGCGCTACTGCTACAGCCACTGTGATTAATCAGCCTGGTATTGCGATTGCATCGTTTAGCGGCAGAGTATGGATTGCTCAAGACCGTACGATCTACTACACGGCAGCAGACAGCTATAACGACTTTACAAGCGTATCGGCAGGCAATATCACGATTACTGATGCCACGCTGCATGGCGACATCATTCAGATTGTCTCTGCCAATAACTTTTTGTACATCTTTGGCACTGATTCGATCAACGTATTCTCTGATGTGCGTGTAAGTACCACGGGTGTGACGCTCTTTACCAATACAAACATCTCTGCATCGATAGGTTCTAACTTAAAGTATTCGATATTTGCTTACTTTAGGTCGATTTTTTTCATGAATCGGTACGGTATCTACGCGCTTGTAGGTGCTACAACGAGCAAGATCAGTGATGCGCTAGATGGCGTTTTCCCTAATATTGATTTCACTGCTGGCATATACGGCGGCCAGGTTGTTATCAACAATATTCTATGCGCAGCCTTCCAATTTGTTTATAGTGGCAGAAAGCTGCAAGCCGTATTTTTTGATCGCAAGTGGTTCATGACCTACCAGGGCGAGATTGTGGTGATTGCACCAGCCCCTGTGAGTGGTCAGCTCAACATGTACGGCTCTTCAGGCACAAGTCTAGTTAAGTTGTACGCAAGCACGACTGATTCGATTGCAAGCCAGATAAAAACAGCTTTGTGGGCGTTAAACGACCCTATTAGAGACAAGCAAGCCTTAAAATTTGGTGTTGAAGCTACGATGCCAGACACCCAAGAGGGTGTTATCAATGTAACTGTAGACAATGAGAACAGGCAAAGCTCTGCCATCTCTCTTTCTAATACAGTTGCATGGCAAAACAACAGTTTTGAAACGATTCTTTGGTCAAATAACAGTAATTTGATTGTTGGATGGTCTTCTTTTGGCTACCAGCTCTATAAGTATGATGCTCAGCAGTATGGAAAGTATCTTGGTTTGACGGTGACATCGAACACGCCAAACTTTGTTGTCAGTGGATTCCAGTTAGAACATGAATTGCGTGCGAGGTTCTGATGACTAAGCCTATTGTTGTACCTAATACGTTTGCAACAGCAACAAACACGATCCCGTTATCGCAGTTGGATAGTAATTTTTCGACTGCATACGGTTCGATCAACGATGCCAATACCTACAGCAACTATGGTGCAGATACGGGTGTTGCCAATGCTTATGTTGTAACGCTTACTGGCGTAACGACAACATATACGGCTGGCTTGCGTATTCAGTTCAAGGCAAGCAATGCTAATACAGGCGCATCAACACTTAATGTCAATGGCGGTGGCGTAAAGAACATCACATTCCAAGATGGAACCGCGCTCATATCAGGGGCGATTGTTCTCAATTCGATTGTTGATGTGATGTATGACGGCACACAGTTTTTATTGATGAATGTGACCGGCAAACTGCCTATAACCAATGGTGGAACGGCTCTGTCATCAACGCCAAGCAACGGTCAGTTATTGATTGGCAATGGCACTAATTACACGCTTGCCAATATAACGGTAAGTGCGCCACTGTCCATAACCAATGGCGCTGGAAGCATTGCTTTGTCTGCTTCTGGTATTGGTTCAGGTGATGTGATTGGGTCAGCAAGTTCTACTGATAATGCACTGGTCAGATTTGACGGAACCACTGGGAAAATCATTCAAAATTCTACGGCAACGCTCAGTGATGCAGGGGCGCTTGCTTTGGTTGGCACGGCTAACACTTTAACGCTTAGTGGGTCGTCTACAGGCAACCCAGCAACGATTGCTGCAACTGGCACTGACACAAACATTGAACTAAGACTTACCGGCAAGGGTGTTCTTGGTGGCGTTTCCCTTGGTACGGCTGACGGAACATCACTATTTGCATACACTTTTGGCGCACCTACCGTTAATTACTTTCAGGTCGTAGGCTCCCCAACAGGCTCAAGTCCGTTGTTTTATGTCGCAGGGTCCGACAGCAACGTATCCATGTATTTTGGTACGCAAGGTACAGGTGTATTTGACTTTGCTACCAATTCTACCGACAGACAATTTCGCATAGCGCACACAGCAAATACGCTTAATTATCTTGAAGTTACTGGTGGCGATGCATCTAATGCACGAGTCAAGATCAATGCTCAAGGTTCTGACACTAATGTAGGCATACAATATTCAACAAAAAATAGTGGATTTCATAACTTTATAGCTAATGGTGGTGAACAGTTCCGAATTTTTAGTGTAGCTTCGGCGGTCAATTATTTACAAGCCAATGGTGGCGCGGCAGGAAATGGAGTTCGTTTAACCGCTGGTGGTTCAGATACAGATATTGATATAAATATTACTCCAAAAGGAGCGGGCAACGTAAGTTTTGGCACCTACACAGGGTCTGTTTTAGCTATTGCTGGTTATATTGAAATCAAAGACTCTAGTGGCAACATTCGCAAACTTGCTGTTGTAGCGTAAAGGAATTAGCGATGGAATTTACCTGGAAGATTGAATCTCTGCGGGTGATGCAAACGCCTAAACCAAACACCGTGGTTTTGAGTAACTTTACGGTCAGGGGCGTTGAAGGTGAATTAACAGCATCTGCAAACCATGCGGTTATGTTGAAACCCGCTGACCCAAACAATTTCTTGCCTTACGAACAACTGACGCACGATCAAGC